GAAAACTAATCTCAAAAGTTGATTCTCTTGAGAAAAAGATTGACAAGATGGAGACTGCTCTTGAAGAACTGCTTGCCTTAGCTAACAAAGGTCGTGGTGGATTTTGGATGGGTATGATGATTGCTTCTCTTGTAGGGGCAGTTATTTCTTATATCTCTCGTGCAGTTATAGGTCATAGTTAATGCAACTGACACCTCACTTTTCTCTTGCTGAACTTACAGTTACTAATCAAAAGATAGATAATACTCCATCTAAAGAAGTAATAGAAGTTTTACGCACAACAGCTTTCTATATGGAGAAAGTAAGAGAGATACTAGGCAATGTGGCTATCACTATCAATAGTGGCTACCGCAGTCCTGATGTTAATCGTGCAGTAGGTGGCACTAGCAACTCGTCACATACTTATGGATATGCTGTGGATTTTACGGCTTATGGACACACTCCACTTACAATAGCCAATACTCTTGCTAAAAGTAATCTTAAGTTTGACCAATTAATTTATGAAAAAACTTGGGTTCATATATCTTTTGACCCTCGTATGCGTGGTAATATTCTTACACTAAAAGGTAAGGGTAAATATGTAAAGGGGATTGTATAATGTGGTCTGTCTTATTTCCAGCTCTACTACCAGCTTTAACAGATGGTGTTCGTGGTATCTTTGCTAAGTTTACAAAAGGTGCAGGAGGTAATCCTGTCAATGTAGCTGAACGCATACAACTTATGCAAGCAGAGACATCTCGTTTGCAAGCACTAGCAGAGATAGATAAACCAGCAGGTGAACCTTCTATCTGGGTTACTAACTTAAGGTCTAGCTTTAGGTATATTGCAATTATCATTATTTGGTTAGCGACAGTGGCTGCTGTGTTTACTCCTACAGTTGCTGAACCTATTACTCTAATTCTATTAGATTTAAGTGGTGCGTGTATGAGCTTTGTTATCGGTGAACGTATGTATCTTACTTTAAGGAAATAACATGCCAATTAAAAAAGGACAAGAAACTTTTGCTGGGTACAATAAACCTAAACGTACTCCAGGTCATCCAACTAAATCTCATGCTGTATTAGCAAAAGAAGGAGATAAAGAGAAACTAATTCGCTTTGGTCAACAAGGTGTTAGTGGTGCTGGATCTGCTCCTAGTACTCCTGCTGAGAAAGCTAGACAAAAGTCATTCAAAGCTCGTCACGCATCTAACATTGCTAAGGGTAAAATGTCTGCAGCATACTGGGCAGACAAAGTCAAGTGGTAATAAATACCTTGACAAACTTAGTCTACTGTGGTATAATTGTATTATAATTAAGGGATTTTAAATTGACATATCTTGAAATAGTAAATAAGGTTTTAAGACGACTTCGTGAGAATGAAGTTACTACTGTTAATGAAACCCCCTACTCCAAACTTATAGGTGAATTTGTTAATGTAGTTAAACGAGAAGTAGAAGACTCGTGGGAGTGGGGTGTTCTCCGCAACACGCTAACTGCTACTACTACTAACAATATATTTAACTATACTCTTGTAGATAGTACAACTCGCATTAAAGTATTAGATATCATTAATGATACCTCTGATATTATTCTACAACAAAGAAGCACCAAGTGGTTTGACCAACAATTCTTGTTATCTTCTGCCCAAAAAGGTGCTCCAGCATATTATAACTTTAATGGTATAAGTGATGATGGAGATAGTCAGATAGACTTCTTTCCTATTCCTGATGGCGTATATGCTATTCGTATTAATTGCATTGTACCACAACCTGAATTAGAAGCAGATGCTGATATATTGGCTGTCCCTTACCAAATAGTAGTAGAGGGCACTCTTGCTCGTGCTATATCTGAACGTGGTGATGATGGTGGTTATGCGGAACAAGAGGAACGCTATAGAAGCGTAGCTTCAGACTTAATTGCTATTGAGGCAATGCAACGTCCTGATGAACTTACTTGGGCTTCTGTCTAATGGCAGGTGCATTAAAAGCTCTTAGCAATGCGGCACTTGGCTTTCTTGGGTTAAACACTCAAGAGAGTGGTGTTACATTAGAGAGTGGATATGCCACAAAAGCCACAAACTGTATTATTGATAAGTTTGGTCGTTTAGGTAGCCGCAGGGGTTGGACACCAGTTACCACTGACCGTGATGGTTTAGGTTCTACTACTTATCTAGAATCTTTGTTTGAGTTTATTGATGTAGACCTAACAGCCACTATCCTTTCTTGCGGTGGTGGTAAGATGTATAAAGGTTCTACTACTCTTACACAACTTCCAGTTAAACAAGCAGACCAAACAACTAATCTTACTATTACTTTTACTGGTAATAGATGGCAATTCTCACAACTAGCAGAAGGTGCTGGTTTTGGTAATAGTATGTATGGGTTTGCTGCTCAAGCAGGTAATCCACTTCTTGTTTATCGCAAAGCTAACCATGTAGGTGCTTACATTTGGCAACGGGTAGGGGACTATGGTTCTAAACCTACAGGTGTATCTACTTTTGACCCTGACTGCTCTCATACAGCTTTTGGTCGTCATTGGGTGGCAGGTGTAACAAGTGCTAAGACAACAGTTTATTATAGCAAGTTATTAGATGGTGCTTCTTTTACAGGGACAGGTTCAGGATTAATTGACATTGAATCTGTTGTTGGTAGTAGTGATGAGATAGTAGGTATATCATCTCATAATAATTATCTAATTATATTCTGCCGTAATAACATTGTAATTTATAATTCACCTAATGACCCAACCAATTTATCTCTTGCTGATGTGGTTACAGGTGTTGGATGTATTGCTCGTGACACGATACAACAAACAGGTACAGATTTAATATTCTTAAGTAATAGTGGTCTTCGCAGTTTTAATCGTGTAGTTCAAGACAAGAGTATGCCGATGCGTGACTTGTCAATGAATATTCGTGATGACTTAGTTACATATATTGCAGGTGAAGTTTTAACAGAGATTAAGAGTGTTTACTTTGAGAGAGATGCTTTTTATCTCCTTGTACTCCCATCACTTAAACAATCATTTTATTTTGACTTGCGTAAGACATTAGAAAATGGTGGTGCTCGTGTAACTATTTGGGAAGGATTTATTCCTAAAGCCCTCTGTAAGACAAGGGATAGAAATTTATATCTTGGTATGGCTGGTGGAATAGGTAGATATTTTGGATATAGTGATAATGGTGCTTCATATCGTTTAGAGTATTACACTTCTAATATTGATGCTGGTGAACCATTTAGTCTTAAATTCCTTAAGAAAGCAAGTATGGTAGTTATTGCTTCAGGTAGTCAAGATGTTATTTTTAAATATGGTTTTGATTATAAAAATGTATACTCAAGTAGAACTTATACAAAAGATTTTACTGGTGGAACGGCAGAGTATAATATTTCTGAATATAACATAGGTGAGTTTACTTCAGGAACTGCTATTAATGATATTACGATGCACTTAGGTGGCTCAGGTAAAATATTACAATTTGGTGTGGAAGTTCCAATTGAAGGGGCTCCAGTTAGCTTACAACAACTAACAATCTATTTGAAAACAGGGAAGATGGTATAATGGCAAACTACGTTAAAGCAACAAACTTCTATACAAAGGATGCCTTGCTTACAGGTAATCCTGCTAAGATTATTAAGGGTGCTGAGATTGATGATGAGTTTAATGCTATTGCTACTGCTGTCAATAGTAAGGCTGACGTAACCTCTCCTACATTTACAGGAACTCCCTTAGCTCCTACTGCTACTGCTGGTAATAATACAACTCAAATAGCAACTACTGCTTTTACTACTTCTGCTATTTTAGTAGCATTAGCTACAATATATCCAATAGGTTCTATTTATAGTTCAACTACTTCTACTAATCCAAATACATTATTTGGTTTTGGTACATGGGTGGCATTTAGTGCTGGTCGTGTTTTAGTAGGGGCAGGTGGTGGCTATACAGCAGGTGCTACAGGTGGTAGTGCTGATGCTGTTGTTGTAAGTCATACTCATGCAATTACAGATGCAGGTCATGCACATAACTATGTAAAAACAACTAGGCAAGGTGCTAGTGGTCCATTAGAAAATGGTGGTGAGTGGGATGCTGTACAATCAACTGTAGCATCAGCAACCGCAACTACTGGTATTACTATTAATAGTGCTGGTGTAAGTGGCACTAATGCTAACCTTCAACCGTATGTTGTAGTTTATATGTGGCAACGCACTGCTTAATTATTAAAAGGTAAAAGAAAATGGGATTACTTAAATCAATAGGTAAGATAGCTCAAGTTGCTGGTAAAGTTACAGGGCAACCCTGGCTTACTGCTGCTGGTAGTGTAGCTGGTTCACTTGATAGTGGAGGTGGTGGCGGTGGAGGTAGTGCTACTTCAGCACAAGCACCTGGATTTGTTCCTTATGGAGTAACTACTGGTTTTGGTACCTCTAAAATAGATGCAGCTAACAAAACTGCAACTTATTCTCTAGATCCTAGACTACAGTCTTTTAGAGATAGAATGTATGGAGGAGCTACTGCTGCTTTAGACTCTGCTGATCCTGCGTATGCTTATCAGAATATAAACTATGCTAAAGGTTTATTTGGTCAAGCTACGAATATGGATATTGGGTCTATGACTCAAGACTATTTAAATAATCAAATAGCTTTATTAAATCCAGCTCGTGAAGCTGAGTCTAGTCGTCTAAATGATTTAATGTTTAGTAAAGGTACTCTTGGTGCTGGTGTTGGTATGGAGGGTGGTTATGTGAATCCTCAACAGTTTGCTTTAGCTAAGGCTCGTGAACAAGAGAATAGTAGACTTGCTGTAGCATCTGAAGACAGAGCTCGTGCAATACAAGGTGAAACTCTACAAAGAGCTAACGCTATGTATGGTCTAGGTCAAAGCTACTTGACTCAACCTTATGATACAGCTAATACTCTATTTGGTATGGGTTCTAATATTGAAGCTTTAGGTGCTAACTCTATGGCTCTAGGTCTTAATATGGGTAGTACTGCAGGTCAATTAAATAATGAAGCTGCTGCATATAATAAAGCTATTAACCAACAAAACTGGGGTAATCAATTATATAATCAAGCTACTAGTAGAGATACTTGGAGTGGTGCATTAGATCAAATAGGAACTGTAGACTGGGGTAAGATCTGGGGAAGAACTCCAGACTTTAATCCATTACCTGATTCTCAGTCTTTTGACTCCTTTAACAATTCTAACTATGAGAGAGCTTAATAACTATGGCACAAGCTAATCAACTAATGCCTGGAGAATGGGACA